AGAAAGAGAAAGCCATGCGTTCGGCGATTCTGTGGAAAGAGCGTTCGCTGTCAGCTTTCGTAATAAATACGCTGCTCTTCACAAGGCTTATGACTTATTACAGCAGGAAGCAGACCATGTAGGAGTAGGAGCGGAAAGTATGAAAGATGTGCGCACCGTTCCAGAACATGAGATTGAATACTCCACAACAGAGACAAGAACGGTTGTGGTCGAGCCTGCTCCAGAGCCAGAACCAGAGGAAACTCCAGAAGAGCCAACCGATGAACCGACAGGTGAATCTACTGAAAATGGTACAGAGAATGAGTCTGAACCAACAGGCGAATCGGAAAGCAATTCTGAAGAAAGCAATGAAGAGCCGATCACAGGAGAAGATACTTCAGAAGAACCGGTCGATGAACCAACTGATGAACCAGTTGAAGAGCCGACAGAAATTGAAAAAGAGTATGTCTGGAATATTTTAGTCCGGGAATCTTTCACAGACACTGCTGGTTTTAAACTGAATCTGTTTGCGCATTGTGAAGACAATACCGAAGTTGTAGGTACGCATCGCATCACAGTGAGAGTTATCCCATCTGAAGATTGCATCGATACATCTTACAATGCAGACAAGAGATATAATTTCGAGCATTACGATGAAAATCTTATTCGTATGCGAAGAAGATACTAAGTGTTAAAAAAGCTTAAATATTTCAATAGCGGCTCACATTACATGATATGAGCCGCTATTATTTCCTGACAAACATTTAAAAATAACAGATATGAAAGTAAGCGTAACATTAGACACAACATGGAAGCGTGCTCTCAACGCAGCGCGCAGAACAATAGGCAAGCAGCCTTTGGACAAAGAACCATCAAGCGAGTGGAAACACCGCGTACTCATCGCAGAACATTCTCCAATTAAACTGGTTGAATATACAATATCCTTTACTGACTTGAGACAATGGGTAGGGGTGCATCTTCTTAGACACGGATACACCCTCCCATTTATCCATTCTCAGCGCGTGGACAGACGAAAGAATATTGAGGAAATGACTGAAAAGGTAATGTCTATTATCTCTGACGATATTAAATCAAGTCCCGACTTTAACAGACGCGACTATTTGTTTCAGGGAGAGCCTAATGATCAGGATTTCGTCGTTAACGCCCAGACCCTTATCAATATCAGCCGTAAAAGATTATGTTCCGCTGCCTCAAAGGAAACCAGAGAAGCATGGCAGGCTGTTAAAGCAGCAATAGCCGAGCAAGACCCTGAAATGGCTGATGTGATGGTCCGTAACTGTATTTACCGCGGATTCTGTCCAGAGTTTACCGAGTGTGGCTATTGCAAGACCAAGGCTTTTCAGGAAGAGCTGGCAAAATATCGTAGCTTAAAATACGGTAAAAAATAAATTTTTCGGCAACATGAGCACTATTCATTATAAAAATTTTGTTTTTGTAAATTGTATTGAGTAATTGTCATCTTTTTAACAATCTACAAGGGTGTAGATGGATGTACTTTTTTTAGTTTTATGTTTTAATGATAAATAGTTAGGCAAAGAAAGGGACGCTGTGAAGCACCCCTTTCTTTTTTATTCTTTCATAGCCTTGAAATACCTGAATGGCTTACCCCACTGACCGCCGTAATCGTCATCGGCAAAATAGAACAAATAAGCTTCCTCAAATATTTTTTCCTCCTCAACTCCGCTGTACTGGACATCGTGCCAGAAGCTGTTAAAAGCATAGAGCTTATCTCCTTCAGTAGTGTCTGAAGGGAAACGTATTCCCTTAGCCTTGGCTGTTTCGTCGATTTGTTCCAGCGTCCAATGCTTGCCGTAATATTTTCTGCCGTCTGAACTCTTTGAGAACAAGCCGGCTACAACTTCTTCGGCAAAATCGATAGGGAAATGCCCTTTATAAAGTATTCCGACATACTTGATAGTCATTTTGGAAACAAGCTCTGGATTGGTCTCTCCTACCTTTTCCATTACTTCATCCATAATAGCTACCGATTTCCACATATCTTCTTCCGTAAGGTCGTACTCCTTCTGAGCAGCCTTAATCATATTTGTGAACTTTTTCATGGTTTATCTCCTTTATGAAATTTGTTAATAATGTACTGATGCTGTTCATAGACTGTTCCAGCTTATTGAATCTTGCATCTACCTCCGCGTCTTTCTTTGCAACAGGGTCCAAATCTGAAAGGAGTTTCTTACAGGTTTCAAGATTCTTCCGGTATAAGTCCGTATTCTCCAGAGCAGATTCCGCCTGTGATTTGATAATCGTAAGTTCACGGATGATACCTTCTCTGTCAGCCAGTATCGCGCCATCCGGTGTATTGGCTACTGATGAACTTTCCGGAAGGCTGTAAATTTTGGAACCGCCGTTAATTTCGATAGCCAAATCTATCACCTTGCTCTGAGGCAAAGGAACCCCTGCCTTAATGTTTGTAAGGCTTGGGAAATATGGAGTAGATATGCTGGTTACTTTGGATTGCGTTACGTTTACTCCATCCTTATCGTTGGTAAGAATGAAGATGGGATAATTTTCTTTATATTCGTTAAACTTCATAGCTGAAAATTGAAAATTAAAAATAAAATGGGAAAAATAGGGGAAATTCCCCTATAATTTCCCATTATTTCCCCTTCGCTTATGCTCCTGTAGCTGGAGTAGTTGTCTTCAATGCAGCGATGATTTCAGCAGTCTGCGCTTTCTGGCTTGCTTCTGCCAGTTTATCACGCAATGCCTGTGCCTCTGCGCTACACATGTGGTCAAGGATGCGCTGGGTGTTACGCTCACCGCTGAATCCAAGCTGGGTAAGACCCTGACTAAGGACTGCGCCCAGACCGTTGATTGCCGCAATCGTCTGGTTCTGATTCTGGCAAGCCTGCAACTGCTCACTTGAATGATTTGCAGCCATTTGCGCCTGAATACCATTTGTCTGACGCTCAGTTGCCAGCTGTGCCTGATAGCCTTGCTCAAGAATTGCGGTCTTGATTCCACAGCAGGCATTTTGCATCTGCTGAATCATGTTAGCATCGCCTAAATTCACAGCGTTGATGACTCTCTCAGCACTGAATCCTGTCACGCCAGCCACCTGATCCACAGCGCTCTTTACGTTACCGATTGCCATCTGGATATTACCCAATGACGTATTGAACGCCTGAGCAAGTTCGCGGACTGCATCCTGATTGTTTGCCAGCGCCTGCATTGCAAGGTCGTTATTGTGATTTGTATTCACAACATCTTGCAGAGCCGCAATCTGACGGCTGTTGTAACTGTCTGGACCGCCGTCTGCGCCATAACCGAAGTTACGCATCATACTCATCCAGACCATGTAGACGAAAGGATTGTTCCACATAGCGTTTCCGCCAAAGCCATTGTTTGCCATTGCCGCCCACGTTGCGTTGTCGCCGCACGGTCTGTCGTAGCAAACGATTTTCTCTGTATCTGCCATAAAAGTGTGTAGTTAGAAAGTTTCCCTCCAATGTTAGAGGTTATTGCAAAGATAGAAACTACCTTATGGTTATGATAATTATTCCGTAAAACTGGATAACAGGTGCATAATCAGTATATTGAAATAATTTTTTATGTTTTTATGATTTTTTAACACATTTCATATAACACGTTATATTATAAATATCTATTTTTACACAAACATTAAATTAAAATAAGATTTTATGGAATTACATCTGAAAGACCGCTTGCTAATGTCAAGCTTACTCCCCGAAAAGGTAACATTGGCTGATTATGTACGCAAGAAAGCAATCGTCAAGAAGTTGGAAATCACTAATGAGGACGTAGAGTTCTACAATATCCAGCGTAAGGGTGAGCGTATTGAATGGGACATTGAAAAAGATGCCGAGAGACCACTTGTCGTAGAGTTTACAGCTGAAGAGAAAGACTTTATCCAGCGCGTATGCGAGAGCAGAGCTGAGGAAGAGCTTCCGTCAGAAGTTTGGGAACTCGCTGAAAAGATATACAGTGTCTAATTTTTAAGTGTTTGTTTGGTCCGTCCGTTTGATGGATGAATGAATGGGCGGACCGCTATCATTTAACTTTAATATATTTTAATTATGTCAGTAAAAGGACTAAAAGCACCAGAGAATCTAACAATCAACATCACTCCATCTCCAAAGCAGTATGAGCTGTGGAAGATGTTACAGCCGGACTATTGTCCAAATTGCGGTGGTAGAATTATCCAAAAGCAGATTGGAGTTACTAATGTAGGTAAGCCATTGTACGAGCCTGTATGTGATACTTGTGGCACAAATAACATACCCCAGTTGATACTTGGCGGCGGCGCGGCAGGCGGAGGAAAAATGTGCCTTTTAGATTCTCAAATTTGTACTCCCTTCGGTTTCAGGCAGTTACGAGAGATTGAAGTCGGCTCAATTATTACAAATCCGATTACGGGGGGTATGCAGAGGGTGATAGCATTACACCCTATTGAGACACATCATTTCTACAGAGTACATTTTGTAGACGGAACACATACTGACTGTTCTGAGGGACATTTGTGGGTATGTCATGAAAGCCGCAAGAAAAATAAGCGAGCGAAAAATCATGGCGTATCTACTGATAAGATATGGCTTACAAAAGACATGTATGGCTGGTATCAGAACAAAAAACAGGGGATGCACAACGGACAGCATCTGATTATTCCACTCACAGCTCCTGTACAGTTTACCACTGGCTGTCACAAGCCGACTATTCCACCTTATGTATTAGGTGCTTTAATTGGGGATGGTTGCATAACCGACTCAATCCTCAAGAATGGGTATGTAGAATTTATCAATGAAGACGATGAGATTGCAGCACGCTTTGAGCAGCTGGGATATGATATGAGCAATATTCGCTTTAAGCAAAAAGACTCTAATGTTAAGTATTATCATATTAAAGATGATAGACTTATTGAGCAGCTTAAAAAGCTTGGCATTGCAGGTAACAATTCCTTAACTCATTTTATCCCTAAATATTATAAGTTGGCATCTGTTGAAGACCGCATTAACTTGATACAGGGATTGATTGACACTGATGGGTACGTCGATGACCGTGGACATATTATCTACACCACAATCAGCGAGCAGTTGGCAGAAGACGTAGCTTTTGTTATTCGTTCGTTGGGCGGCGTAGCGACTATTACAAAGAACCCGGCTGGTTACAAGCGTCCAGATACGGGCGAATTTGTAAAATGTCACGATGCTTATGATGTCCAGATTCGTACCAAGATGAACCCTGACTTGTGCGGTATCAGTCGTAAGAAGGAACGTGCGAGATACGAATTTAACGGTGGAAATAGTGAACTGGGTAAGCGTATTACTGATATTGAATATATAGGTATGCGCGAAGGCAGATGTATCACCGTAGATGACCCAAGCGGATTGTATGTAGCCGACAATTTCACCGTTACCCACAACTCCTATCTTGGCAGTTGCTGGATAATCAGTAGCTGTATCCGCTTTGAGGATATTCGTGCCGTCATCGCGCGTAAGACCTTGAAGAGTCTGAAGGAGTCTACATTTAACACCGTCAAGAAAATCTGCAAGGACTGGGGACTTATTCAGGATGAGAACTATAAAATCAACAATCTGGACGGAACGCTTACATTCTGGAATGGCTCTGTTATTATCCTGAAAGAAATGGTGTTCAAGCCGACGGACCCTCAGTATGAGCGATTCGGTTCATCAGAGTACACTATCGCTTTTGTGGATGAGGTTTCGGAGATTAGTGAAAAAGCAGTAGAGGTATTGTTTTCCCGACTCAGATGGCGAACTGACGAGACATTTAAGACCGCCAAGATGCTTATGTCTACCAACCCTTGTCTTACTTGGGTCCGTTCAAGATTCGTTCAGGACGATGACGGTAATCCTGTTGTATGCAGACAGAACGAACGATATGTGCCCTTCTCAGTCTGGGATAACCCTGACAGCAAATTTGTAGCCACATACGTTGCAGCCTTGAACAAGATTTCCGACCCTCTTACCAGAGCCAGACTTCTTTACGGTGAGTGGAACTATGTAGAGTCTAATAAGATGGCTGCATATTGGAACTTTGACGGAAAGACGCATCTGGTAATGAATCTGTATGAGCAGAAATATGACCCTCTGATGCCTTTGATAGTAAGCTGGGACTTTAACGTCGCCCCTTACATGTCAGCCTTGGAAATTCAGATAAACTATACCGAGAAGGAAATATATGTCCTGAAAGAACTGGTTGGAAAGCCTTCGGATAAGCTGAACAACACACCAGCTTTGGCACGATACGAAGCCGCGTCATTGGTTAACAGACAGCATCTTGGTAAAGTGATAGTTACAGGAGACCCGGCTGGAAACTCCCGTAGTACGCAGACTGAGGACGGAACCACGAATTTTACGATATTGACGCAAGAGTTAAAGCGTGCAAGCGAAATTCTCGACCCTTCTGTCAATATCTTCCAGAAGCAGCCGCCTCATGTAACTCGTCTGGAGTTTATCAACGCTTTGTTCGGAGGATATGAAGGCTGGAAGGTTATGATAGATATGCGATGTCGTAAGCTGACTGAGGATATGATATACCAGCGTAAGTGTGACGATGGTACGAAAGAGAAGAAAAAGGTCTTCGACCCAGTAGCCAAAGTAAAATGCGAAAAATACGGACACCTTTCGGACTGTTTCGATTACGCTTTGTGCAAGTTCGTCAGCGAGCCTTGGATAAAATATCAGCGCGGAACAAAAGAAATTCAAATCACGTCTGCTCCGGCTCAGTATTCCAATTTTGATTTCTAAGAACACTATTCTTAAATAAAAATTAACACAATGTACAAAAGATTCTTACAAGATAGTGACTATCTGTCTGTCATTACTAAGGAAGCCTTGGGACAGCTGATACGCGACGAGCATGGACGCTTTGAGCAAGCTGAACAGGCTGCGGAAGCGACTATCTGCGATTACCTCATTGAGAACTACAAAATCGAAGAGGAATTTATGATAGGCAAGCGCATCCAGCCTTATGACAGCCGTATTACTTACCCAGTAAATTCAGGTTTCTGGCGTGAGAACAACATCTATATCGTCATCAAGTCCATTAAAGGGCACAAATGTCCTGAAGATGCAAGCGAGTATTGGGTGGAAAACGTCGATGTGGAAGTTGATGTAAAGACCACACCAAGATTTCTTCAGATACAGAATTACTATCCCGGAGATAATGTAGCCTATAACGGTGTTGTCTATACTTGCATTAAGGAATGTGGCGTAGACTTTAAGCATATTATAATTCCGGGTATTACTGCGTGGAAAGAAGTCAAGGCTAAAGTATGGGAAAAGAAGCCGTATGAACTGTGGGACGTTGTTAAGTATGACGGACAGTTTTATACATTGCTCACCGTCTCAGAAGAGCATGAAGATTTTGATTCGCCAGATATTTCCGACGATTGGGGACTGATAGGTGAATATGACCCGGACTATGCTCAATATGAACTGAACGGACATGACTATGTAGTTTATAACGGCAAGGTGTTCTATCCAGTGTTAAACCCAAATCCGGATTCTCCTGAAGTAGGCGTTAATATTAAGGCTGGCGACCCTCGTAATTTCAATTTAAAAAGACACATGATTCAGCTTGCGTTATATGAGCTTCATAAGCTTGTTGCACCGCATAATGTCAGCAATATTCGCATATCTGATTATGAGCATAGTATGGAGTGGTTACAGGCGGCTGGCAGGCTTAAAATCAATCCTCAGATTCCTCGTAGACTGGATGAACGCAAACAGCCTATCAGCGATTGGGCAGTTGCCACGTTCATGCGTGATTATGACCCGATGAAAAATCCTTGGCAGATATAAAAATTTTCCCCCTCGCTTCACAGTGAGGGGGAAAAACTAAATGAAAATAAACTTTGTTTAACTTTTTGGATAATGCAAAATAAAGCAATAAAAATGACATATCCAAGTTTTTATCGCTTTATTTTTAGTATAATATAAAAATAATCTAAAAAACTTGATTATTTAAATATTATGTGTATTTTTGCAAAACATAAAGACAATAAATATGATAAAGATTGATAATTATACAAGTATTGAAAAGCTGGATGCGATAAGAGATAACGCATATTTGATTACAGTGCCTTACCACGAAAATTTGCCGTTACAGAAGATGTATGCGTATGATGCTAAAATAAAGGTAGACGGCTGGGAGTACACAGTGATTACCGTGCGACGAACTGATACAGATGTTCTCATTTCATGCGTGCGTTCTGTCATGGATAAACCTGCCGTCGAAACTTTTGGTGGCATGATTCAGCGTATCAGACAAGAAAAACAGGTTAGTATAACTGAATTGGCTACAAAAGCGCGTGTGAGCACTCAGACTATCTACAACCTTGAAACAGGTGCAGGAGGCGCAACATTAAAAGTCTTGCAATCTGTCCTCTCTGTTCTCGGTTATAAACTGGCAATACAACCTAACGGCAATGTCAAATAAATGTTAATTAAAAAGACGGCTTGGAAAGCCCAGCCGTCTTTTTTTTTTGTTTAATTTATAGGATATTCATCCTCTTGTGCTCTTCGAAGCTCCTCTTCGATTTCCTCCTTCTCCTCGTCGGTAATTTCGCGATAGTTATTAGGATTAACCTTCAAGCCAACGATGAATCGCTTTGCGATAGTTGTCGTTGGAGATAAGAGCCACATATCAGGCTCTGCCTCGATGATTTTGTAAGATTTTTTGTTTTTTACTTTCATAAAAGTATTATTAAATTAAACAATCTCCCATCCTTTAGCGATGAGAATATCAATATCATTTTCTTCGAGTTTCTTCATAAGCGTTTCTCCAAGCGTGAGTGTCGCATAAGTGTTTTCAGTATCGAAATTAGCATCCTGACTGAAATCGTACACTCCCTTAATTGCCGCCAATAATGATGCACGGCTGAGAAGCGGACAATAAGACAAATTGACACTGAATTTCAGTCCTGTAAAGCACGCTATCGTTCCAGCCTCGACCTCTGCAAGAGTGTGGTCGCCTATTAGTGTTTCAAGCTTTGAGCAATTCTCGAAAGCATAAGCACTAATATTATACTTTTTTGACACTTCAAATGGTACATTACTCATATCAAGCCATTCAAGATTGGCGCAACTATTGAATGTATCATAAAATACACTTACAGATACAGCATTTGTAATATCAATGCGTGTCAAAGAGAGGCATTGCTGAAAGACTCGGCCTAATGTTATTTTGTATGCTCCTTCTAATTTCAATGTCTGAAGATTAGCATTGCTTAACAAGCTAATGTTCTGAGTATTATTAGTTTTTAGTCGAAGATTTGTCAGACTATAGTTATAAGACACTTTAACGTCTTTGATAGAACTATTTTCTGAAACATCTATATTAAGATGTGTAATGTTAGGACAATAGTTTATGTGATAGGTCGTACCTGTATACCCTGCCGACGGAGACAAAGAAAGCCTTCCAACATAACCAGAACCGACAAAATTCTTCTGTTCGCTGCTATTCACAAGAGCATTTGTTATATTATCTCCGATGCTGCCATCAGTATTGTACGCTGCAATGATTGCTGCTGACTTTCCGTTTTGTTCAAGAGCCTTTAACAGAAGTTCTGCATCTGATAATGTACTCACTCCAAAAGCACCTCCCCACCTATTTACAGTAGGATAGTCAGAAGAGTAGATATTTTCGTCACCGCCTTGGAAATATAACAGCAACTTTTTACCTTGATAATTCTGTGTCTGTCCCTCAGACGCAAAAGCATAGTGAGGATTCATATTTCTGCTGTATACTCTGTTTACAAGCGCAGTTCCGTTAAGGCTATCTATTATAGCGATATGAACACGCCCGCAAGCGAAAAGATTCTTGAAATCTATATTTTCGACGAGATAGCACTTTTCGTTCTCAGATGCTACAATTACATCGTCTCCTGCGGTGTACTTGTAACCCTCGATTACGGTTGTGTTCTCCTCATTGAATACCGTATAGTATGCCTTTGTCTTACTCGTCAGAAACGTAGCATCTGACTTAGGCAAAAGCGTATCAGTTACGTCCTTTACCGCCTTACTGGATGGTATCTTGGACGCATTGCCCGAAAGGGTACTTTCTGTGTCTACCGACTTCCCATCGACATAGTTTTTAACAGCTGCTGAACTTGGTATCGTTCCAGCTGTTCCTGACAATGTTTCTTCCATTGCAGCGACCTTGGCGGCTGCATTGTCTATCTGTGTGCCCGTTGCCGAGCCTATGTATAATTCGACTGTCTGTTCTGCCATATTTTATGAATTTTCTTCCATTGAACGTGTTACTGCTTGTGGTCTCTTAACATAGCTATCTAACCAGTGCGCAACTTCGAGAAGTTGCTCTTTGGTAAGAATAGTTGTGTAGAGTGCCATTCCGTAGATTGTAATCTCGCTCGCTCCTCCATATTGCGCCCCTATAAGCGTGCCGCCTTCTATTGCTCTGCTGCCCGATGCCGTATAAGTGTGCGGATTCTCTGCTGTGAAGATGCTACTATACGTGGCATCTTCGTAGTCCTCGGTTATGTTGTTCTGTATTCGCCCATCGTGGTACCAACGTAAAAAGCCGTTACTGGATGGAGTAGCACCTGAATAGTTCATGATGACGAAACCACCGCTGCACTTGCCTACGATAATAATACTACCAACCGCGATATTAGGCAGTTGATAAGCCCATCGTGTGAAGTTTGTTGTATTCCCCGAAATACTCGGCACCTGAACACGGACAGAGCCGTCCCCATTGTCAGTATAAGTTACATCGCCAGTATCATTGCGCTGAAGAGTGACGTTGTTGAATATTCCCACCTCGTCGCTCTGCTTGCCCATGCCATCCCAAAGGTCGATAAAGCCTTCAGTGATAGGTGGAAGGTCGTGCTTCTTGACAAGCATTAGCTTATTATCATTGAGCTGATAAGGCAGATTGTAACTTGTGCAAAGGATATTATACCGCTTTGTGTCTATCTGACTTTCGACATCAAGAACAATCTTGTCCGTAATGTCTTCCTCGACTGTGAAGTAGCCGACTGAGTTCTTGTTAGGATAGAACTTGTCGTTTATCGCATCGTACATTCCAAGCTCGCCTGTACCCAAATCTTCGGCTGGCTGCAAGCGCATTGTATATTGCTCATTTGCGTCCTGAATGTAGAATGAATATATACTACTGTCACATCCATTCATAACCAGTTTCGCGGTTGACCAAAAAAATCCTGCAAACAGCTTTATGTATGCACGTCTAAAACCTTCAGTCAGTTTTCGACCATGATTCGCAAACTCAACGGCTTGTTCAGTATTGTGTACATAATAGTCTACCCTATCTGGATGGAACCATACTGT